TTAGACCCTCTAGTTTTAGTGGTGATGCAATTAAAGTTTCAGTTTTTCCTGCAAATCAAGATACTGTTAAACCTTTAAGAAACTATATACTCTCGATTGATGACGGATTATCGTTTGCTCGAGCAACTATTGACTATCAGAATACAGCTGTAACGCTATGAGCCATAAATTAGTTGATTTAAATAGATTAGATCCAGAAGTTTTTTCAAGTTTAATTGAAGAAGTACTTCCTGAGTATTTTGTAGAAGATAATAGTAAATTTATAACTCTTCTAAAAGAATACTATGAATGGATGGATAGTGACGCATCTCATAATTTCAATGAGACTATTAATCAATCTATTCGTGCCAGAGACATAAGATCAGCTGATACTTTATATTTAGATCAAATTATTGGTGAAATTGGAAATGGCTTAACACAAAGCTCTTTCTTTGATAATCCCAGATTAATGGGAAGATTGCTAGCAGACTATTATCGAGTTAAAGGTACAAAGATTGGTACCGAAAGATTTTTTAAAGCTTTTTTCAATGAAACTGCTCTTATAGAATATCCAAAGCAAAATATTTTTACTGTAGGTGAAGATAAGATTGGATATGAATCGATTAGATTTATTCAAGATAATAAGCAATACCAGGTATTTTCAATTCTGGTAAAACTTGGTTTAAATGTTGCTGACTATGAAGCTTTATATAAAAAGTTTGCACATCCAGCAGGATTTCATTTTACCGGAGTTGTACAAACTCAAACAGAAACAAATCTAGGTTTAGAAGTTACATCAATTGATTTTACTGATTCAGCAGAAACTGCTGCTGATATTTTAAAGGTTGTAAGTGAAGCTAATATTGGCTTATCAAGTGTATTTGAACCAATGACAGCTATTATTGAGGACTCGGCAGGAACTTTGTTTAGATCAGCATTAACTGAAAAAATTACTGAATATGAGAATTTAACAATATCTGATCTTGAAAATTTCTATGGAGATTTAAAAACTTTTGTTAATCCTAATTCGTTTACATTTGATGATAGTTCAGCTAAACCACGGCCAGACATCTCAATGACGTTTGAGACAATGGATAACGACTTCTTTACAAGAAGTGGAAGTGACTCGGTTTATTGATATAAATAATATGGTAAAATTTAATAAGGTGCAAAATGGCTAGGCAAGATATTAATACTGGTACAGTAGCAAACGATGGAACCGGAGATACACTTCGAGGTGCTGCCGGTAAAATTAATCAAACGTTTGTTGAAATCTATCAAATGTTGGGTGGAGGCGATAGTGATAATTTATCGGCTCAAATTACTATTGAAGATAGTGCCGTTGTCTTTGAAGGCGCAACTAGTGATGACTTTGAAACAAGACTAGTCGCAAAAAATGTAACCGCCGATGTTGTTATTAGTTTACCAGACTCAAGCGGAACTCTTGCATTAACAGGTGGATTACAAACATTAACTAATAAAACAATTAATTCGTCGACGCTTAATTCACCAAAAATTCTTACAGCCATTAATGATACAAATGGAAGAGAACAGCTAAAATTTACGTCTATAAGTGACGCAGTTAATGAAGTTTCAATCAGTAATAATAGTAGCGGCAATTCACCTAAAGTGTCTGCAACAGGAAATGATACTAATATTGATTTAGAAGTTCGTGCAAAAGGATCTGGAGTAGTTGAGCTTAGTAAACTTTCTCTAGATACAACAACTGTAACAAATAGTGGTGAAACAGTATCAAATGATTTTTCATCTATAATAGTCAGTCCGGGAGCAGCAGCATGGACTATGACTGTTCCAGATGGAGTATCAACCGGAGAAATTAAAACTATTATGAATACTAGTAGTACATATACAGCTAAAATTACTCCTAGTAGTTTTCAACATACTGGTAATACAAGCTTTACTATTCCAACCGACACATCTGCAATGATTGTGTGGAATGGTTCAGCATGGAGTATTATAGGTAATCTTAGTTCAGTAACATTATCGTAAGGCTTGAGAGATGGCAGCAATAGGAACACAAGCAATTAGAAAAAATCTTATTAATCTATTGGTATCTGATGTAAATGCCGGTGACGATAAGTACTATATAGGTATTGGAAAAAGCGATACTTATAATGCAACAGACACACCAACAACTCCTGTAAATACATTAAGAGAAGAAATGATTGCAAGATCAAATCTTCAGTCTATCAAACAAGTTGCAGATTGTACAACGGTTATTGAACGATACAACTGGGCTAGAGGCGGTATATACACAGCATTTAGTGATACTGTTGATGATATACCAGAAGCAAATCCGTATTATGTTATAACAGAAGATAATGAAATCTATTTGTGTTTACAACAGGGCAAAGATTTAAACGGCGTAACTGTTACATCTACAGTAAAACCTAGTTTTACTAATGCAGGTGTTAGTGCAAATCAAGCATTTGAAACTTCAGATGGATATCGCTGGAAGTTTATGTACTCAATTACTGCAGTACGATCTTTTGCATTCCAGTCAGCAGGATTTATTCCAATCAGTAAGGTAGATTGGAATTCTCCCGGCGATTCAACCGGACTAAACGCGTTTCAACTACAGCAGCTAAGTGTTCAACGGTCTGCAGTTCCAGGCCAAATTGTTGGAGTGAAAATTAATAATGCTGGTTCCGGTTATACTGGAACACCTAAGGTTGTTTTTGATGGCCCGGGTAGTAATGCTGCAGCAACAATTACATTAGGAAGTAACGGTCAAATTGCAAAAGTTGAAATGAATAATGAGTCAGCTGCTCTTGGATCCGGATACTATAATGCTTCTGCAAGGATTATCGATAGTGAAGGCAATGGTCTTGGAGCTGAACTACAACCTATCATTGGTTCGGTAAATGGTATTGGTGCAAATGTACTAGATGATTTACATTGTGGATCTATTATGTTTACCGTTAAACCAGATGGTAATGAATCTGATACGTTTATTACGACAAATGATTTTAGACAAATTTCTTTAATTAAAAACCCAGAAGAAGTTGATTCTGATGGTGTGCTCAGTACTACAAGAGGCAAATCTCTTAAGTATATGAAATTAAAAGATACTCCAGCATCTGGCGGATTTACAAGAGACCGTTTGATTAGAGGTGTATCATCTAACGCCGGTGCTTACATTACCGATATTGATGATTCAAATATATACTATCATCAAAACGAACAAACTGGATTTGGGCAATTTGTTCCAGGTGAAATCATTGATGAATCAGATGGTACTGGTAGAGGAACAATCGACTCGGCTGCAGGTAATGCAAGTTTAAGAAGTCTAGTTGATGCTTTTTCCGGTGAAATGTTATATATTGAGAATAGAGCAGCCGTTACTCGAACTGCAAATCAACAAGAAGATATCAAAGTAATTATTACACTTTAAAGGTAAATTATGGCAACTACAGTAAGTAATACAACTTTTTCAAACGTCTATAAAGATGATTTTAAAGACAGTGATAATTACCACAGAATATTATTTAACTCTGGAAAAGCTCTTCAAGCAAGAGAGCTTACTCAGATGCAAACAATTATTCAAAAAGAAATCGCTAGATTTGGTAGAAATATATTTAAAGAAGGTGCACCAATCGAACCAGGTGGAATTACTGTTAATAACTTGGTAGAATATATTAAACTCGACACTAGTGAGTTTTCAGTATCAGATTTAACAAGTGTTATTGGTTTAGAATTTACTGTCTCTTCACCAGATCCTGCAATTAAGTTTGAAGTAATTAAAGTTGATGTTGCGGCTAATGGTGATCCTGCTACACTATATGTAAAATACACAGATACTCAAGCTGGTACTGCGTCTTCTACTCCGGTAAGAGTAGGTAACTCTCAAGTATTTACTTCTGGATCTGTCACTCTTAAATCAGCTGTTACTGGTGCATCTGGTACAGGAACAGAAGCATCAATAGCCGGTGGAAGCTTTTTTGTAAAGGAACATTTTGTTTTTGCAAATCCACAGACTATTCGCCTAAGTAAGTATAGTAATACTCCAGATGCTGATATTGGATTTAAAATCCTAGAAGAAATCGTAACTGTTGACGATAATAATGCGTTATATGACAATCAAGGAGACGCTCCAAATCTTGCTGCACCGGGTGCAGATCGATATAGGATTAAACTAGTCTTAGCTAATCAAAATGATATTGAGTCAGATGAAAATTTTGTACCTATCTTTAACGTAAGAAATGGATTAATTACTAATCAAGTTAATTCAAGTGCAGCTTATAAAGGATTTAATAACATTCTAGCTGAAAGAACTAAAGAAGAATCTGGTGACTATGTTCTTAAAAACTTTATTGCTAAGTTTGATGATCTAAACGATTCTAATTTGTCTCTTAATGTAAGCGGTGGTGTTGCGTACGTAGACGGTTATCGTATTGAGGCTTCTCCTACAAAAATTACTGTGCCAAAGGCAAGAGAAACTGCTACATTAACAGATCAATCTACTCAGATTGATTATGGTGCCTATGTTAATGTTGCTACTGATAGCGTATCCGGAATATCTAATTGGTATGATAAGCTAAATTTAAAAGATGCTACAAATGGAACTGGTAATACTATAGGTACAGCTAGAATCAGACATTATCAAAAAGATGGTAACTTGATTAGATTATATCTTTTTGATATTGAAATGAATTCAGGTAGCGACTTTGGTGCATCTAGATCTATTACAAATGGTACTGATGGATTATACCAGAATTTTAGTTTAGAAGATGGAAGAGCCGCATTAAAGGGTACATCAAAAAATAACTTGCTTGTACCATTACCTATTTCTCGCCCAACTATTAATGGTGTAGTTGACGTAAGTTACACAATTCAGATTGAGAAATCAGTTCCAGCGGGTGCGTCAAATAGTATTACTAGTGGAATCACCGGTGGTAATTGGGCTAACACATCAGATTACGTATTAGTATACGATAGTTCTACTGTTGATACTGCAGTATCGTTTAGTCCTACTACTAATACACTGTCAATAACAAATAAATCTAATACCGTCAAAGATGCAACACTATTTGGATATGTAGATATTCCCGCAGCTCAATTGACCGAAAGAACTAAAACTTTAACCGATCGAACAAAAACCTTTACTTTGCCTGGTGCTATTGAATCAGACGGTTATGGAATTAGATTTTTAGATCTTGGGCATGCTGACATTTATAAGTTACAAGCTATTAAAAGAACAGATTCTGATGGTGCTGACCTTTCGGGTAATTACACGTTAGATAATGGTCAAAGAGATAACTATTATGATACTGGTAAGTTAATCATTAATACAGATCATCAACCTGCCGATGGTGACGTATTTGTTAGATTTAAAAACTTTGATCATACTGATGGTCAATTCTTTACTGCTGCTTCATATGACGGAGCAGTCAACTATGAGAATATTCCAAATTACACTACATCTATTGGAACCCAATTAAATTTAAGAAATGTAATTGACTTTAGACCGACAGCTGATTCAAATGGTAATTTTGAAGCAAATAGAATTAGTAGCACATACGTAGGATTACCACAATCGTCTGATACAATATCAGTTTCGTCAATTGAGCATTATCTCCCTAGAAGAGATAAACTTGTTATTAGGCCGATTGATCAAGAAAGAACCGTTGGTGTGGGACAAGTAGAGGTGATTAACGGCATACCTTCGCTAAATCCACAAGAGCCACCAACACCTCCTTCTTCACTCGAGTTGTATAAGATAACAGTACCTTCATATACTCTCAGTGATTCTGATGTAATTACTCAGATAGTTGATAATCGTCGCTATACTATGAGAGATATTAGTCAACTTGAAAAGAGAGTTAATAGACTTGCAGAATTGACTACATTAAGTTTCTTAGAAACAAATACAGCTAATTATACTGTAACTGATTCAAATGGAAATATTCGTGTACAGACAGGATTTATTGCCGATAACTTTAAAGACTTTACGTTTACCGATATTGACAATAAAGACTATAAAGCTTCTATTGACACGAATAAAAACATTTTGTATCCGGCATATACAGTAGAAAACGTCAGATTGACATATGATTCAAATGATGCAGGCCAATCTAATACTATTCGGAATGGAGATGTTGTCACATTAGATTATGATCACAGTAGCTTCTTGTATCAAAATACTGCAACTAAAACTGAAAATGTTAACCCATTTGAGGTCATAGTTAACACTGGCCACTTGGAGCTTTCACCAGAGTCTGATGACTGGCTTGAAAAAGACTATACTCCAGTCTTAGTTAGTGGCGGTGATGCTAAGAAAGTTGTAGGTACTAGAACTGTAGTTACTCGTAATTTATTTGGAGATAGTTGGTTAGGTAAAGCTGCATCGATTGCGTTATCTATCTATAGTCTATCAGCGTATGCGGGCCTAACAGATACTATCGGCGGACTTATTGCCAATTCTGTTGGGGCGAGTGGTACTGTTGCATTCGGTATTGATGCTGCTTTAACAGCGGCGAATGCAACTGATTTATTTAGTGATCAGCCTAGTGTATCAATCTCAAACGATGAAGTAGTAGTTGGATCTGAGTTTTTATCAGAAGAAGTTGGTGATAGAATTGTATCTGTAACAGCAATTCCATTTATGAGATCTAAGAAAGTATATTTTAGAGCTCAAGGACTAATACCAAATACTAGATATTATGCATTCTTTGATGACGTTGATGTGGCGGATTGGGTTAGAGAAGAAAGCTCTTTCACACGGTATTCTGTAACAGAAGAAGAATGGAGTAACTTGAATAGACTTGCTACATCACACCCTGATGGATCTACGAATCTTGTTTCAGATGCAAATGGATCAATTGTAGGATCATTCTTTATTCCTTCGTCTCCGACAATCAAATTTAGAACTGGATCTAAGATATTTAAACTATTAAATATTACTTCTTCTGATGAAGCAAATGCAACGTCATATTGTCAATCGATCTTTACATCAGCTGGCGTTTTAGAGAATCGTGAAAAGACGATTAAAGTTACACGTCAAATTAATGTTGAGCGGATTGTACGTAAGACAAAGTCTATCCTTTGTTTCTGGGATCCGTTGGCTCAATCATTCTTCGTGTCACAGACAGAAAATCCAAACGGAATATTTGTTACTAAACTAGATGTGTTCATGCACTCGAAGCCATCTGGAAACGGACAGCCACTTATTGCTCAGTTAAGAACTGTAACTAATGGATATCCAGATCCATGGCCAATCCCTGGTGCGGTTGCATATTTGAATCCATCACAAGTAAATGTACCTGCAGCTGAAGATAAAAATTCAATGACAGTTGTAAGAAATACTCCTACTACATTTACATTCCCAGAGCCAGTGTATTTGACACCCGGTCAAGAATATGCAATTGTATTAGCGGCAGAAACTACAGACTATAAGGCTTATGTTGCTGAAACATATGAATACATTCTAGGATCTACTGATAAGAGAGTTGTGCGTCAACCAACGTTAGGATCATTATTTAAGTCTCAGAACAGTACATTATGGGAGCCGGCTCAAAACCTAGATCTGATGTTTAGAGTATGGCGAGCTGATTTTGATGCGTCTGGTACAGCAATACTTGAAACAGTTGATCCATCAAAAACATTACTTGAGCCAAATGCAATCTTTACTGATTCAAGTAGTAGTACCATAACAGTAAGAGCCGAAGGTCACGGACTTAACCTTAATGATACTGTAACGATTTCTGGTCTAGATTCTTCTTCATCGATTGGAGGAATTGATAATACTGATATATTAGGAACTCGTACAGTTACTGGAGTTGATCACACTGGATTCACATTTGCAGCAGATAGTTCATCCTCATTCTCCTCTTATGGTGGTGGTAATAATATCGTTATCAGTAGAAATATACAATTTAATCAGTATATTCCATCTGCTCGAGGATTAGTACCAAATCAAACAACGCTCAATTCATCTATTAAGTTGACGCGTGGTTCATCTTATGCTAGTGGTAGAAATACATCAAATACTGGTGCTTACGGTAAAGATGGAACATACGCTAATATGGAATTGAACGAAATTAATATTACGCGTGAACCTAAGATTATTCCTTCAGCGGAAAACAGAGCTCTAATTAACGGAAGCGCAAAACCTGTTACACTCAAGCTTGAATTGACTACCGATGATACTAAGGTATCACCAATGGTCGATTTGCAAAGAAGTTCAATGACATGCTTAGAAAATGTTATTGACTATCAAAGTGCATCAATAACCAACGGTAGAAACGTACCTCTAAATTATGTGGCAGAAACTAATGCTTCTGGTGGATCAGCTGCTTCGAAGCATATAACAAATATTATATCTGTACCGGAAACTTCATTTGGTTTACAAATATTGTTCTCGGCATTCAGACCATTTGATGCAGATTTTGAAGTATATTACAGATTAGCATCTAGTGATGATGATATTACAAATAAACCATTTTCTTTAGCAACTCATAATGGTGTACTACCTCAAGCTGATAATACGTTTACTATACGTGAGTATGATTATTTAATAGGTGGACAAGGCGGTATTAGTAATGGGTTCAATACTTTCCAAGTTAAGATAGTAATGAATTCTACTAATACTTCGAACATTCCAGTGATTAAGAATTTTAGAGCGATTGCACTAGCGACATAGTATGAAAGAAAATTTAATAAGAGATCCTAAAACAAGTGCTATTATAAATACGAACTCTGCTGCAATCAAAGCTGCTCAAGCTAAGAAAAAGCGAGAGATAGAAGATAAAAAACGTATCGATACACTTGAAAGCGATGTAAGTGAAATAAAGGATATGCTTAAACAAATTGTGAGTAAATTAAATGGCTAGAATTACTTTTGCTAATAGTGATACTCTAGATTCTCACGTTACTAAGATTAATCGCTTAATGGCTGAAGATGCAGGCGATCTCTATAACGTAGAAGAAAATAGATACTTTGCTACGTTCGTAGCTGCGGTAAATGGCATACGAGCTCGATTAGCAAATTTTGATGATTCAGCTGAAGTTCTTGCAACCATTAGAAATGGTATTAGTGCGGTTCACGAAAATTTAGGTGATTTTACGTATAGTAAATCTACAGGTGTATTATCATATGAACCAATAGATTCATCTGATGTTGTAAATACTTTATCTGGATCTGCTCCCTTAGATTTTTCGGCTAATCAAGTAGTTCTAGATCAAGGAATGAGTGGAGCATCTATTTTAGATAATACTCTATCATTTGTGAAGGAATCTGATGCACAATATTTTTTCATATATGATTCTGCGGATAATACACTTTTAACTCTTAGATACCCGGACGCGTAAGATGGCAATTATTCAAATAGGTTTATCAGAACAACTTTCAAATCTTGTATTGAAAGCAAACCAGATGTCTGAGACAATCGGTGATATAGATTTACTTACTACAGGTGATAGTAGTCTTGTTGACGGTTTAAATACAATTAGAGAATTAATTTCTCCATTTGATGACTCTAATGAGATTATACTCATTGGCCGAGAAGCTTTTAGTGTAACAAATGCTAGCGGGTTTGGTGATATAGCATATGATTCTGCTACCGGCGTAATTACATTAACAGGCGCAAGTCAAGCAAATATTAGAAGTGTATTTAGTGGTGATTCTTCAATTGGTTACAATTCTACAACTGGAGTTTTTTCTTTAAATACTAATGCAATTGATGGTTCAAAATTACTTGACAGCTCTCTTACATTTTCAAAATTTAAAGACTTAGTAACATTAAATATTAAAAATTCAGCTGGAACAACTTTGAAAACAGTGTATAGTCCAGGATCATAATATGGCGGCAAGAACTCCAGTATACTTTGATGAATCTACCAATGACATAATAAGTATGTCTTCTAATCAGATTAACAATATCGTTAATAGAGTAACATATTTGTACGGAGAGAATCCAAATATTGCATTAAATGTTGTGGCAAGTAACGGATCGTTAGATGCCATGACAGATACTCGGCTTCAAGCGGGTACAGGTGACGACGATGCTAGTGATTATCCTGCAGTAACAACGGGTAGTGAAATATCTGAAACATGGGATGTTATAGATGAAAGCAATACTGATGCAACTCCTCCTGCGGATACAAACAATATAGCCTTTCCTATGTACTATGATGGTAGCGATTTGAAGGCAATGACGCAGCAAGATTTTTATGATACGTTTATAACGCCTGCTATTGATCTTTTAGCTGCCAGTGATACAGATGAAGCAACAGCTGCTGGAACGTATACTATTCGATCGTTTACTCCATTTAGTAATCATACTCAAATAGGCATTGTTTTTGAAGATACAATTAATGATATATCAGAATATACTGCTGCTGGAATTCCGGAAGCGGTAGATCAGCATTTAGTAGAGACTACATATTATCTTTATAGAAGGGAATATGGAACAGCACCTACAATACGAACTCCTCTAATAGCTACTTCTTCTGGGCACTTAAAAACAGTACCGCTTTCTACATTTGATACACAACTAACTAATGCTCTTAAATACAATTTGTATAATGTTACTGGCAATAGACTAAGTTATCAAATTGAAGATCTAGATAACTATCAATACGAACCGCGTGGAACCCTTATAACTAATACGAGATATAATGCTCATACTTTAGAAAAATATTTTGGTGGTGCCAATGATTATCGTGCACAATATTTTGTTTCAGGCGAAACTGATGATTTTAACAATTACTACCTAACTTTGAGAAGGTATTAAAATGATTTTTAAGAAAAAAGATATAGTTAACGCATATTTCCTAAATGATAAAAGGAAAGTAGTACGTGTTATTCATTTAACGGATGATGGCCAAACTGTGCAATATATTGTGCCTACTGATCCAGACAATAAAGATTACAAAGCACTGTTAAAAGTATACAGCATCGATAAAATAGAAAAAAATACTATTGAATATGCAGAAAGAATTAATGAAGGTGTAAAGCAAATATTAATTGAAGCAAATGTTCCTACAAAAGAAGAAAGTTCGGAACAGACAGCAGAAGAAATTGCCTATGATTTAATGTTATTTTTATTTTCTCCGGAAAAAATAGATCCTAATGCAAACGTAGATATAGAAGAAATTATTTTTAATATGAAGTTACTTGCATTTGATATGGATCAGATTTTAGATGCAGACGATCAATTAAAAGAAAAAATTCGGAACGAGACTAATATTTTAAAATTAATTAGATTAATCGAAGACGGTATTTCCGGGTCCGTTGAAGTGGACTAATTTTATTTCAGGATGATATACGTCAGCTTTAATGTATGGCAAGCTAGACTTTTTTTCCTGCAGAAATTGATATTTTTTATTTCTTACCATTCGGCAATACCATTCTTCTGGTGGAAATTTCAGTTTTAATTTTTCCTGTGCTAATTGACAAACAAAGTTTTCTTCACCCGCAACTGGACCCGATTTAGTTCCATTTGCAATAAAGTACTGTTGCCAATATTTTGGTTTACTCATAAATTCATCATATATGTATTTTGTGTCTTGTGGCCAAAATTTATAGAACCCACCATTAATTAAACAATGGCCTTCTGTCCACCACTGCTTTAAACACAGAAACTCTCCTCGATCAACTGGATACTCAAAAAGTTTTTGATATTCGTTTTCTAATTTTATGTCGATATCGATAACACAAATTGGTTCATCAATATTATAATTAAAAAATAATATTTTATTCCATTGGAGCTGTATGTCTTTTTTTTCTGTGTGTATAAAGTGTATATTAGGTATTTTTTCTTTTAGGTATTCTTCGTATTCTGGACCATACAAATCTCCAATACGCAAAGCAAAAACTTTTACATCCATAATTTTTCAACCTCTGGATAAATTTTTATAGCATCATGTATATCATAATTTGTAAGATCGCCTGGATCAGTATTAAAAACACAAATTATTTTATCTGCTCTGATTTTGTGTCTATCAATATCATGAGGCCATTCACATCCACGATTAAATGAATAATACATTGAAGATGGTATAAAATCAAATAACTCAAAATGGCGTGTTGTTATAAAATTATCTGAACCGCCTTGAAAACAAAAAAATATTCTTTCTTTATTTTCTTGCAAGTCATCCCATATTGGTTTTGTTTGATCACCTTGCCACATATAGAACCCACCATTATTGCGTGCACCATATCTTTTACGCCATTCTGGTTTTGCTTCCCATTCCATATTATGCCACCACGATCTACCAGTCAAAGGCTTATCACAAAATAAATCTAACAATGGTTTCATATTGTTATGAATAATTAAATCTAAGTCTAGTGCAATTTTAATATCGTTTTTTTCTAAAAAATCAGGATTAAAATATTTTAGTTTAGGTCTATCCCAAAGTGTATCTCTTGTGTACTGTGGTTTGTACTCATCACACAATGGAATATGTTCTATCCACGGACACATGCCGTGGGTATCATCAGTCTGACAATAAAATTTAAATTTTGTAGGAAGATATCTGTCAACCATATTATGCAATCGATTGACGTATTTGATAGGATATTTATTACCCCATTTGCTACAAACTACATGAATCATTTTCTGCCGATAACCATATATCGTTTGTGATGTTCGTCCCATTTATGGAATTGTATTTCGCCTTTATAATCAATTTGTTTAATGCCGGTTTGCTCGATAAATTCTTCTAGAGAATCAACACAATTAATATGCGCCTGTTCATTTTTAAAGTTATTGGATTGAAATACGCATAAGCCTTCGAAATCATAATCTTTCATTGGCCACATATGTTCGCAAGACGTATTAATTATTAGATCACCTTTTATCTTAGGCCAATCAAAATTAATATCATAGTGATGTAGCTGAACGTTATATTCTTTAAACATTCCGCCAGCAATATCAAGTGCTTCTTTATCGTAGTCAACAAGATGAATTGTTTTAATATTAGGAATCTTTTTTGTGAGTAAATGTACTAGTATTGTACCATACCATGACCCAAGAATCCACACTTCTTTGTTCTTTACATCACAAATAGAGTTTAACATTAGATGTTCGATTAACCATGATTTTGCGTAAACTTGGTTTTCCGAAAATGATCTAATGAAGTCGTCGAGCCTATACGGAAAATTATTCTTTATGTAAAATAACCAATCATTCCATTCCCAAAACGGGATGTCAGCTTTGTTCATTGTATGTGTTAAACGCACTTTTTCCTTCTCCATCATATGACATGATATGAACGTCGGCATTCGGATTGCATCGATACGACCCAACTAATCCTGTATCAAAAAACGATAGCTTATCCATATGTCTATGTTCTAAATAAGTGTCTATGCCATTAAACAGACTCATAATTTTTTCACGGTCTTTATAAAAATCTTTCCATATGTCATGTGCATTATTCCACGCCATGACCGAAGAATTAATAGAACAATATTTGTATCGGTCGCCAATCGTGTTTTTATTTAGTTCTTCTAAATCTTCCCAATCAGTTTTTAGTAATGTTATTTTTTCGCTAGACTCAAAAATGTTCTTTATTGATTTTTTTATGTCTATGTCTAAATCAAAAAATGTGCCGCTAGGAAAGTTTTGAGAAAAGAAATACATTTTCCACCATACACCATGTAGATGTAAATTTGGTAAAGTCAAATAGCTAGTAGTTAATCCAGTAGGATCGTCAGTTAAACACATCAGTCCCGGGATATATTTCTTTAAACGATTTACATGATCGGCAGTATATTTGTTACCGACCTTTAAACAATAATTCATTTACATTTACCGCAAATATATTTGCATATTTCAGTTTTATTTCTATCTTCTAAAAAGTTATTCCACCATAAGTTTTCTAATACACCAGATACTGTATGTTTTTTACCATCGAGTATATCAAAATTATCGAAAAATAATCTATATGCGTCTCTAGCATTTTTATTTTTTTCAAGTGTTTTTTGTATGCCAGTTGACCATATAATATTTTTTATTCCACTAATTCCTTCAATCATTGTATCCAT